CCACCACTTATGTTAAAATCTTCGTTAACAAACTCTTCATCTATAGGCTTCTTTAATTTTGCTTTATTAATTTCATTAATAGTTGAACTATCTTCTTGTGTGAACATTTTAAGTAGTTGGTTTTTTATATCATCTAACGTAGGTCCTTCAACTTTTTCTAATAAATTAGTAAAAATAATACTATTTCTGATATCTAAACCCATTTGTAACAATGCATCAGCTCCTCTATTTATATCTTCATCTGAATAGGATTTTACAATAGGTTTTATTTCTGGTCCAGATGCATCATTAGATAAAACTTCTACATCAATTTTTGGTTTTATATCTGGACTAGGTACTATAACACTTGGATCTGGTTTTATATCTGGACTAGGTACTATAACACTTGGGTCTGGTTTTATATCTGGACTAGGTACTATAACACTTGGACCTGGTTTTATATTTGGACCTGGTTTTATAACATCACTCTCATACATATTTACTTTCTCAACTGCACTGTTAGGTATTCTACCACCACTATATCTATCTGGTTGTCGTCTATTTCTAGTAGATCTTCTTAATATAAATTGTACTGTTTGTGGAGAAAAAACTTCTGATATTCTTGTTTCACTTGCTACCCTGGCCTGTGCTTCCTCCTCTCCTTCTTCTTCTCCATATTTTGATTCTCCGTCTTCTTCTCCTTCTTCTCCTCCTTCTCCTTCTCCTTCTCCTTCTCCTTCTCCTTCATCGGCATGACGTACATTTATAGATAATTTTATGTCCTCAATATAAATTTGTTTTTCTGACTCTCCCATATAACGGTTTGGTGCACTAGTATTACCACTCCAATCCCAAGTTTGATCACTTTTTTGATATAAGAATTCATTAGCATTATCTAAATCTGCTTTCTCTAAATATTCGGTCAGCAATAATGCCATCATACCACTTTCATATCCAGGACCAACCGTTTGATAATCTATTAATTTAGCAACTAGTCCCTGTTTGTCGGTCATGAAAGTAGTTAAACTTTCATCAATATCTTTATTTTTTTCTTTAAGATCTTTTATCTTTTGGACTCTTGCGTCTTGTCCTCTCACACTACGAATTCTATCTAATTTCTCAATTTCTTCCTCATTTTTCATTTTCGCTTTAAGTAATTCATCTTCTGATTTTTCAATTGTATTAATGGCTGCACCCAGCTTACCTGCTTCAATAATATTATCATTACACTGTTTGATAGCGGCATCTACTACTGTTTTTGCACTGTTTATTGCACCTTGCAGATGATCATTTAAAGCTTGTGTGTGATCTTCATCAGTTGAATTTATTAATAATTGCATTAAATTATCATCTGATATAGCAGAGATAACTCTAAATTTAGTTAACAAGGTATAAACTTGATAGTTTTTTGTATTTATTATATTCGCATTGATTGTAGTTGTTAATTGTCTTATTCTTTCTATAATTGCATCTCTCTGTTTTTTACAATATTGTGATGCTTTAAAATTGCCTGGCCATGCTACTGTTGATAGATTAAAAAGACCGTTTTTAGTAGTTTTATTAACTTCAGCACAATCAAATTGGGAAGGTGGATTAGATCCTTCCCAAATTGCTTGTAACAAATAAGATATACCTCTAGTATTAGCAGTACATCCATCTGGTCCTATATTAATGAGTTCCCAATTATTTTTAACTAAATTACAACATGCATGAGACCATTCATACTCTTCTCTTAAACCCTCTATTTGTTGAGATGTATAAATATCGTTGAGTTTTCTTGGGGTTCGTTGGCCGGGAAGTGGTTTTACTAACCACCAATGTGCTAATGCTGTTATAATAGGTAATATATGTTCACACTGCATTTTCCATTGTCCTCTAGTTCCTCCTAAGCTTTTAATTTGGCGACCACATATATAACACTTTAACGTACCTCTTTGATGCATATCATGAACAGTACTAGCAGAACTTGAATCTCCCATAGCCCTCAAACATTGTAGATCATTACTAACTGGTGCAAAAATACTGGCTCTCCATTTGAATCTACCTTGTGTAACTTTAAATAATTCATTAAAAAATCTAGTATAACTTCCATCACTATTATCATTATCATCATCACCTTGATCATTTAGTGCTTGAGTTCCCCTTCGCAAAATCTCACTATTAGTTGCTCTAAAAGGTAAATTTCTAGAAAAATCTTCTACGAAACCTTTAGTAAATATAGTTTTTATTCTTTTTATTACTAATTCTGACAAACCCGTTGATCCCACTGTTTTATCTGCTAGAGACATTAATTTGTCTCTACATATATTAGCCATCAAAATTCCTCCTATCATATGAATACCTTTTCCATCTGGAGCTTGATTTTTTTTTGTCAAAAAAGAATTAATTTTAGTTTTAGTGATTCCATCAGGTAACGCTATTTCTCCATTTGTTATTTTTGTCTGTAATTTATCAATAAAACTCTCTATTACAACATTAAAATCAGCTATAGTGTTAATTTTACCATCAATATCTGCCCCACTAATTGTAATTACACTATCTAAAAAAGTTGAAAAATCTTGTGGCATTTGCTGCATTGGATCTGCTTCCACTTCTTGTAATAAACTTGCCATATTATATATAATAATTATATATAATATATTATGATTTTACAATTAGGAGCTGCTGTAGTGGAACATGTTTTTATTAAAGGTACATTTTTTGTTATTGAATCAACAATAGGCTGGGGTTATTGGGGAGTATCTAAAGTTTATCATTATTATTATCCCATTGAAGTTAATGAAGATGATGATAATTATGTAGCAATTGAAATTGGTAAACAGAGAGAGGAGTTAGCAGCTTTAAAAAAAGAACTGGAATTGGTTAAACACCAAAATGTAAAATTAAGTGAGTTATTACCTCATGAAAAATTATGTTAATTTACTATAAATGTCTGACAAAAAAGAATGGTATTTTTATATTATTAAAAACAATAATTGTACTTATGCTGGTGTATCTCCAGATCCAGTACAAAGATTGAGAAAACATAATGGTGAAATAAAAGGTGGTGCAAAATACACTTTATCTAAAGGACCAGGCTGGGAACATGTATGTTTGATTTCAGGATTTAAGAATAAAATTCAATCTATGCAATTTGAATGGGCTGTTAAACATGAACCACCTAGAAATGTTGGAGGTATAGATTCAAGAATAGAAAAAATAAAAAAAGTAATGAATAAAGTAAGGTGGACATCAAAAAGTCCTTTAAGTAGTGAAGTACCATTAGAAATAGAGTGGTGTAATGGATATCATTATGATATGGATTAAATATTTATATACTATATAATGGTATTTATAGCTAATTTTTATAAAAAATACAAAACATATATTAATATATGTATAGCTTTAGTAATTGGATTTTTAATAGCATACAGTTTTAATTTTAAATCAAATAGGAGGGGATTTCGTCTTCAGGAGCTGGTACTTCTAATGAAAGGTAATTGTTATCATATACATCACTTTATGTGGATAGCAGCTATAATAATTTCTATGATTATAGCTAGATACCTATCTAAAACAACGTTCTATCTATTAGTTGCTTTTTTTATAGGTTTATCTTCAGAAGATTTATTATTTAAAGACTGGAATGTAATAAAAAATAATTGTCATAAAAGTAAATTAATAAAATTCATGAAACAAACTACTGATGTTAATTCAAAATATAATTAACTTAATTTAAGTGTATTTTTATAAAACGATTCAACTAATGACACTGGAATATTATCAAAATCTATAATGAGACGATTTCTCTCATAACTAGATTTACAATCTTCTTTTTTGCATCTAGCTTCAAATTTATCAGGCTCATCATACAGTTGAGCTGCTGTCTTAGTTCCACATCGTTGAAATATTCTAGGTATATTATCACTATTATCACCAGTGACACATTTAATAAATAAGTTTTTCTTAGGATCAGGATAAGAGTTTTTCTCAGTATTAACTTGTTTATATTTCATATTATACAATGAAACATTTTCAGTTAGAAGTTGAAAATAGTCGTGATCATTAGCTATAATATAAATATAAGAGTTTGGATATGCTTTTGTAATATACCTAGTAGTTAGTGCAATACAGTCATCTGCTTCTAGATTATCGTGTTTCAATATTGTACCACCACAGTGTTCAAATAAATTTTCATGATAAGCCATTTTAAAGAATGATCCTGGATTAGTACTTGGATTGTCTTCATAATTATCCCTAGTTCCTTTATATTCTGGAAATATCTTCATTCTCCAAATTTCTTTTCTAGGACAATCTTTGCCTACCATAATAATAGGATCTTCAATTTTGAGTTTTTTACATATTTCCTTAATTTTAGATTTGAATGTAGATTTAAACTTCTTTTTAAACTCTTCATTTTCGCTAGGATTATCAAGAGGATCATCTTTCTTAGCTAGTTTCCACCAGTTAAGAAGTGCAAAGAATCTATAAAATATATAATAGCTTCCGTCAATTAATACGAAGTTTGGCATTGTTATTATTATATATTTTATTGAATGTTTAATATATTTCAATTTTTAAAACTATTCTCACCAAATATTTGTTGACTTTCTTTAATCATATCACTAGCATATTCTAAGAAAGTTTTATTTATGCTTAATGCTTTTGCCATAGATTCATGAACAGCAAATGAGAAAATAATTTTACAAAACCAATCTGAGACGGTTAAATTGTATTCCCACAATATACTAGATAGTTCATGAACATCTTTTGGTGTTATAATTTTATTGTCACCTACACATTTTGTACACCAATATTCTAGACTTTCAAGTAATTGTCTTTTCTTATTAGTGGAAAGTTTTTTTACGATTTCTTGTGGCTGTGTTACATCTAGCATATATTTAGCACCTTCTTTATATTTTTCATTGAAAGTAGCAGTTAAAACATTATACATAGCTTCTTGTTCCTTTTTTGAAATTCTACATAGAATACCAAAATCATATAAAATAAGCTGTTCTTTTGGAGGCTGTACATCACTATCACTATCACTATCAGTATCAGTATCAGCATTATAATTAGTATTATTGTTAATTAAAAATTTACAATTGCCTTGATGTAAATCTCCATGAACAAATCCATTAAAAAATATAGATTTTATACCAAATTTTGAAACTATTTCACAGAATTTATCTTTTTCTTCTGAAGAAATATCGTCTAACCCTACTCCATTTAGATAATCCATAACAATTATGTTATTTTCTTGTGTAATTTCTTTAAAATATGGTTTAGGTATTAGATATCTATTATCTCTAATATTAGCTTTATAAACAGTATTTATATTTTCCCATTCATCTACAAATGACAATTGTTCTTGAATATATTTAGTATTTTCATTAAATGTTGTTAATAAATTTAGCCTATTAAAGTAAGGTAAATAATCTAGTAAAGTGATTACAAATTTCATTTCATTTATACTTTTATGAATATGATCATCAATATTATCTCTTTTATACTTAATTGCATACTTTTTATCGTTACCACATGCTTTAAATACTACACTGATGGTTCCTGATGCAATAGGATTTTCATCAAGAGTGATATTATTTTTATTTAAAATACTTTTTAGTTTATTGATATTGTATTCTTCAGATTTATAAGGTACTTGATCGGCCATAACTCTCATATAGTCTCTCACACGTTTACTAAATAGTTCATTATTAGATGAAGCAGCTTGAATAGCTTTAATGTAAAATATATTTTTGTTTTTTAATCTTTCACATACATTGATTATAAACTGATCAAAATCATTTGTAGAACGAATAAATCTTTTTACGATATAATACATACCTTCAACATTAAGAGCATATAAAACATTAAACAAACACAAAATTTTATTGAGCATCTATATTATTATCTTATATTCTCTATAAATGATTTTAAATTTAAAAATACTTTTTTCATTATAAATCCTATTAAATTTCTAGCAAAATTAGGTAGGTCTTCATGTATATCAATATTAAAATAGTAGTCTAAATGAATATTAGAATTGTTGTTAAGTGTTATAGTTAAACTAGATTCAAGACAAGTAATTTTTTCGTATCGTTTAATTTTATTTTTTATGGTTTCATCTTTTTCAATTGATTTACTTGTGTATTGAATTACATTATCAGATAATACATGTGATTTAGTTTCAAGATACATGTATTTTTTAGGAATACCAAAATCAGCTCCTAATGGGTTAAATAAAAAAAGAAACGTAGCTTCATTATTAGAAATTTGCTTTATCATTTCAGCTGATTTAATATGTTTTTTATTAACACTTCCCATTATGGTGTATAATTTAAAGTTAATAATATTTCTAAAATTAATATTATTGTTAATAGAATTAAGTGATATTGTGTATTTATTATCATCATGTTTTACTAAAGTAATGTTTTCTTTATCACATAAAATAGTTTTGTTTATGTTATTATTAACAGCACTTTCCATTGATATATATATTTAATACATATGTATTATTTTAACTTATTTATCTAATTTAGTATTTTTACAAAAATACATATATCTTTATATTACAATGATGTATGAATTTATTTTATGGAGTATACTAACAATTGTTTTTTTATTATATATACAATTCTCTCCAGGTATGGGTAATATATGGATTAGATCAGGTTATTTTGTGCCTATGGGAGCTATAAACTTGATTTTGTATCCTTTTAAAGAAAAATATATGTGGTTATATCCAGAAATGTGGATAATTAATTATTGGATATGGATGATACCTTTATTATTAATTAAAATTCTTTAAATATTTAAAAATTTTATAATGTATAATATTAGATGAGTTTAGAGGCTAATACTGGTAGAAACAATAACCGGGATGCTACATGGTTACAGAATGATAATAGTATTGAAATGCCATTGTCCCCCTCAAGTAGTGAATCTAATGCAACGAGTTATGAAAGTACTTCTTCTGAAGAAACATCAGTTGAAACTAATGATGTAGAAAATCAAATAGTCAATAGATATGTACCTCCTACACCATTAAGTGAAAATGAAACTATAAATCCTTTTATAGTTGGATCTATAAAGAATATTTTAGATAATTGTAATACATCTGTAATCCCTTTTAGAGATAATACAAATAATGTAATAGGCACTCATTCTCAAGAACTACAAAATTACGATTTAGATTGTCCTATATGTTTTGATCCTCTAGATAGTAGCGATGTTATTACTATGGATTGTTGTAAAAAACAACTACATTTAAAATGTATCAATCAATGGCACATAAAAAATATAGATTCAGAAACAACAGATTTATGTATTATGTGTAGGACCAAGAGTGAATTGATGAGTGATATATATAATACTATCAATTTAACTGTTTACGATGATGATGATGAAGAAAATATTGTAAATGATATTATGAGACATCGTGTAAGAAGAGGCAGAAGAAGGGGAAGAAAATGTGATCCTACATTACAACATGCTATGTGTGCAGGTGCATTTTTATTTTCTATTTTTTTGTTTATTTTAATATTACATAGCAATCGTTTTAAATATGATCAACCTAATCATAATAGAACAAGTAGTTATCATCATAATCCATAATAATATTATTGATAAAATTAAATAATATTATTTAACGACTGTAAGATTTACCTGCAACTTTCAATGCAGCTTTATAAGAAATATTTTCTTTTTTTGCTACACTTTTAACATGTTTAATCCATGGTGA